TATGAATAATATGTGTAATGGTTGTATTAATTTAACAACAATACCATTACTTAATACATCTAGTGTAGAAACTATGACTAATATGTTTTCTAGCTGTTCTAATTTAACAGATACATCTTTAGATAACATATTACAAATGTGTGTAGGTGCTACTTCTTATACAGGAACAAAAACACTTGCTACTTTAGGATTTAATGCTACAAACTATCCAGCAACTAGAATACAAGCGTTACCTCATTATCAAAATTTTATAGACGCTGGCTGGACTATAGGATATTAGAAAGGAGTAAAATATGGCAACAATAACAGACAAATTAAATCAATTAGAAAGTGATAGGCAAGATTTAGTAGATAATCTTGAAACGATGGGAATAAGTGGATTAAGTGGTGATGAAACATTTACTGAATTAGTGCCGGAAGTATTAAATATTCCTAGTGGTGCTGATTTAAGCGATTATTTTTTAACAACATTAAGTAATGGAGATGCATATCACAGCGGTTTTGCAAATATAATAAAAAAAATACCAAGTAATATAACAGTAAGTGGCACTGATTTATCTTTTGCTTTTTCATATTTTAACGGAACTACTATACCATCAATAGATACTTCAAACGTAACAAATATGAGTTATATGTTTGACCATTGTTCAAATTTAACAACTGTTCCCGAATTAAATACTTCAAACGTGACAAGTATGAGTTATATGTTTAATTATTGTTCAAATTTAACAACTGCTCCCGAATTAAATACTTCAAATGTAACAGCAATGGATTCTTGTTTTGAACAATGTATGTCTTTGACAAGTGCACCTAATTTTGATACTTCAAATGTAACAACTATTAGAAATTGTTTTACGTGGTGTGTATCTTTAAGAAATGTACCAATATATGATTGGAGCAGTATATCAGATAATTATGGATTATATGCCATATTCACTTATTGCAATAGTTTAACAAATGAGTCATTAGATAATATATTACAAAGTTGTATAAGTGCTACTTCTTATAATGGAACAAAAACATTAGCAAGATTAGGATTAACTTCATATTCATCAAGCACAATAGAAGCACTACCACATTATCAAGATTTTATAAATGCTGGATGGACAATAAATTAAGAGATTTTAAATAATCTCTTTTTATATGATATAATTTATTAGGTGATAATAATGTTATCTGATGAAGTAATAGAAAAAGTAATTGAACGTGTTGTTGTTAGAATTGAAGAAACAAATACTTATGTATTAAAAAAAATGGGTGAAAGTGTTGCAAAATTAAAAACATTAACACCAAGCCAAGCTCAACAACTAGCACAAATAATGCGATATGGTGGAGATTATGATAAAATTGCAAAAGCATTAGCAAAAATGAGCAAATTAAATATACAAGATATATATAAAATATTTGAAGAAGTTGCTAAGAATGATTATAAATTTGCAGGACAATTTTATAAATACAGAAACAAAAAATATATACCATACAAATATAATCAAAGGTTACAAAACCAAGTGAAAGCATTAGCAAAGATAACAGCAGATGAATATATTAATATTACTGGAACATTAGGATTCGCTACAACAAAAAATGGCAAAAGAATATATACAAAACTAGCTAAAACATACCAAAATTTGCTAGATAAGGCTGTATTAAGTGTTAGTCAAGGCAAAACTACATTTGATACAGAAATGTATTCTACAATCAAAGAATTAGCATCTAGTGGAATAAGAACAATAGATTATGAAAACGGATATTCTTTAAGAGTAGATAGTGCTGTAAGAAATGCTTTAAATAATGGATTAACAAAAATGCATATGGAAATGCAAGAAGAACTTGGCAAACAATTTGATAGTGATGGCGTAGAAATAAGTATACATACAATTCCAGCTCCGGACCATATGTATGTTCAAGGGAAACAATTTAGCAATGAAGAATTTAAAAAATTTCAAAATGATGAAGATGCTGTTAGTTATGATGGCACAAAATTCCCAGCAGAATCATCAGAAACAGGAAGAGATAGAAGATCCATAGGACAATATAATTGTTATCATTATACGTTTGCAATAATATTGGGTGCTAGTAAGCCAGCTTATACAGATGAAGAATTAAAAAACATAATAAAAGAATCTACTAAAAAGATTAAATTTGATGGCAAAGAATATACAAAATATGAAACAACACAATTACAACGCCGTATAGAAACAGAGATAAGAACGTGGAAAGATATACAAATTGCAGGCAAAGCAAGTGATAACGACACTTTAATTCAACAAGCACAAGGAAAAATAACACAATTAACAAATAAATATAAAGATTTGTCAAAAGCTAGTGGATTACAAACAAAATTGGAAAGAGCCAGAGTGCAAGGTTACAGAAGAACCACTAAAAAATATGTTTTGCCAAAAATTGTTGGATCTGAAAATTCAGTATTGCAAGATATGGTGGAAAATAGTAAAATAGGTTTGCTAGTTCCAAAAAACGCAAAATTAGAAAGTGTAAAAGTAATAGCTGGATATGGAACAAGCACACCACTTAAGACAGCAAAGAAATTGTATAAAGATTATCCTGCTCTACCACAAATATGGCAAAAGAAAAGAGCAACGGTAATTGGAAAATACAAAAAATATGAAATCCATTATTATGAAAATGGAAATATACAGTATTATGGAAAAATAAAAGGGATTATAAAAGAGAAAGAAGGTAAACCATGAAAGTAAAGTATATAGGCGAAAGCTTTTATAATGGATTTGGCCTAACTAAAAATAAAACATATGAATGTATTGAAATTGAAAAAGATATGTTAAGAATCATAGATGATGAAGGTGAAGATTATTTGTATAATGCTAATCCAAAAGATTGGGAAATAAAACAGGATAAAGACGGCCAATTAGAAAAAGTACTAAAATAACAGAGCAAATAAGCTCTTTTTTATTTGACTTTTATATGTATATGTGGTAATATGTATATAAAGAAAGAAGGTGGGTATAATGTATGTTACATTAGGAATACAAAGAAACGGATATTCTCCAGATCAATGTGGAAGCACAATGACTGTTGGGGAGTTAATACAATACTTAAGCCAATATGATGAAAGCACAAAAATATATTATTCAAACGATAACGGTTATACATACGGAAGTATTAAAGACTACTTAATAGAAGAACACGATGAAGAAGAAAGTGAGGACTAAAAATGGAAAGCAAGAAAATAGAAAAAAAGATAGAAGAATGCATTAAAAACATTGAGCAACAAGGAGCAGACGCAAGAGGAACGATGAATAACAATTTTTATGCAGGATTAAGAATAAAACTTATGTCTGTAAAATACTGGGCAGAAAGAGCCTTGAGATTACTAGATAAAATACAATAAGGAGGCAAAATGAAAGATTTATTAGAAATCAAAAAAATTATAACAACTGATGAACTATATTACTTAGAAACAGAGAATAAAAATACAGGCTGGATAGGATGTGCATCATTCTACACTAATGGAGAAGATAAAATATATGTGAATGAAGGAGCTCCAGACGGCTCTGATGACGCAGGGTATACATACAATGAATTTATAAATAAATATGAATATCAATTAAAGAGAGAATGGGAATAAATGAAATTAGCAAAACAATACTACTATTCAGCCAATGGAGAAAAGAAAATAAATTGTTACAAAATAAACTTATCAAAAGAAATAATAAAAGAGGCCGGCATATCAGAAGAAGACAATATACAAATTTATGTTGAAAAAAGCAAAATTATTATAGAAAAAAAGAAATAAATGTTGTATAATACAATTGCAATAGATAAGATATGTCATATTGCCTTTGACACTGCCTTTATTGGTAGTGTACTAACAGCATTGAAAACCATAACTTCTAACTTCTATTCAATGCTATTAGTGCAGTACTTATAAAGTACTAAGAAAGGGAAAAAATTATGAAATTGTTTGTAACAAAAAGACAATTTCAGGGGGAATTAAATAAGGTTGTTTCACCTCTCAAAAAAGAAATAGAAGATTTAAACACAATAATATCAAATCATGAATTTGAATATTTAAGTCAAAAAGACCAGTTAGAAAGAGAAAATGAAAAACTGAAAAAGAAAATAGCACAAATGGAAGAAATAATCATATTAAGAGAAGAAGAAATAAATAAACTTGAATATGAAAAGAAAAAAATTTGTGGTGCTAAGGGTGGTTTAACAAAACAATTAAGAAAAGTTGAATCAGAATTATATGAAGCAAATGAAAAATTAAGTCAAAGATACATATTAAAAGAATTAGTTGCCGAAAAATCAAAAAACACGCAAATAATGAAAACAAGAAACAATTTAAAAACAAGCAACATAATAAAAAATGTAAAAGGAGAATAACATGATAGGTTTTATATTTGGACTAATAGCTGGTGTTTTATTAGCAATAATTGTTATATCAGGAAAAGATGAGTAAATTTTACAACATCTTTTTTTTATGTTATAATTTAGAACGTAAAAGGGTGTCTTAGAAGGGATAAATTATGATTGATAAAATTAATAGTGTTGCTAGTTTAATTGTTATTATATGTAGTGCATTAATGTCTATATTAACAATAATAGAAAAATCAGAAAAAATAAAATTTAAACCAATAAGCAAATTATTTGGTAGAAAAGAATTAATAGATAAAATTGATTCAATAGACAATAAACTAGATAAACACATATCAGACACTAAAATAGATGAAAAAGATAGATTAGGACAAGAAGTAATGAGTTTTGCATCATTATTAAGAAATGGTTATATACCTGATACAGAAGAATTTAAAAATATTCATAAAGTATATGATAAATATAGAAGTTTAGATGGCAATGGCTTTGCAAAAATAAAAATGGAATACATAGAAAAAAAAGAAAGAGAACTAACAAATAGTTAGTTTTTTTAATTTTATCTTTATTTTTTTATAATTATATAATATAATAATTATACGAAAGGAGAAGATAGGTTATGAATAATAGATTATTAGATATTCAAGAAATGTTATTTAATCAAATGAAAAGATTAGATAATAAACTGCCATTAAAAGAAATGCAAAATGAAATATCAAGAAGTAATGCTTTATCAAATAATGCATTAACAATTATAAAATCTATTAATATAAATATTAAATTAAAAGAATTAACAAGCAAATATCAAACTACACAAGAACAAATAAATAAAGAATTGGGGTTATAATAAATGCGAAGAACATTTAATAAAGAAATGTTTAATTATTTAAAGAAAAATGGTTATAAACATACTTTAAAAGAATGGCAAACTATTATTAATAAGTATTTTAACGAAGATTTTACATTAAAAGATACTCAAATGTATTTTTGCAGACATAATATACCTTTTAAATATGAAATGTATAAAAAAAGCAATAATAATGTGTTTAAAAGACCAATAGGTGCAGAACGAATAAGAAAAGATGGAATGATTCAAGTTAAAGTGTCAAATAACAAATGGGATTTTAAACAAAGAGTAATATATGAACAATATTATAATGTAAAATTGACAAGTGATGATTATATTATATTTTTAGACCAAGACAGAACAAATTTTGATATTAATAATTTAAAAAAAGTGTCTAGACGAGAAAGTTCTATTTTATCTAATCAAAAAATATTTAGTAAAAATCCAAAAGTAACAGAATTGGGAATTAATGTTGCAAAATTAATAATAAAAACAAAGGAGAAAGAAAAATGCCAAAATTAGTAAAGCAATTAAGATATTATAAAGATGGAAGATCCATAATAAATTGTTATCATGCAAATATATCAAAAGAAATACTAAAACAAACGAATATAAAAGATTCTGATGAAATTATTATATACACTAAAGATAATAAAATTATTATAGAAAAAAAATAATGTTTATAAAAAGGGGATTATATATGAAATTAATGCAATATACTTATAATTTTGAACCAGAAATGTATAAATATATTCTCCAATCAAATATATTAAATAAAAAGAAAAATGAAGATAAAATATTTAAAGCATTAGTAGATGGATATAATTCAAAAGAAATAAGTGAAAAATATCATTATTGTCAAAGTACAATATGGAATAGAAGAAGAGATATTTATAATAAAACAAAAAGATATATGATTTAATATATCTTTTTTTATTTGCAATAATTTTTATATAAATGTTATATAAATGAATATATAAAAGTTATATAAATAATTAGTTTAATATTTAAAAACAAAAAAATATAAATATAATAATTAAATCAACCAAGAAAAATGGTATGAAAATGGTAATAATTTAATAAATATTTAATATACTATGGGGGTAGTGATATATTATGAAAAAAGAATTAGCTATAAAGCAAATATATGATGATTTTACAAGTAAGATTATATTAACTGATAATGAAAAAGATATATTAATGAGATATGTAAAAAATGATAGTATAGTTAAGATAGCAAATGATACAAAACAGGGAACTACAACCGTATCAAGAGTAATTGCTGAAATAAAAGATAAATATAATAAATATAAACAATTAGAATTAGCAAAATTGGTGATATTAACACGAGGTAAATAGTAATAAAGAGGTAATTTTTATTTCTTTTTTTTATGCATAATAAAATTGAAAGGAAGGATGCTACTTATTAGAATTGTTTAAAACACAATTTGAAAAGTTAACTGATAAGCATTCTTTTTTTCTATTTATAGGAGGAATTTATGTATAACAACCCATATATGTATCAACAAACTTATAATCAACAAAATATAAATGACAGAATAGATAATCAAATTGCTCAATTACAACAAATGAAAGAACAAATGAGAAATCAGCCAACAAGTATTAATCAAACATTTCAATTAGCTCCAAGCAATAATGGGAAAATGAAATATGCAGGAACTATTGATGATGTAAATAAAGAACATGTAATGGAAGAAACGCCGTTTTTTAGTAAAGATATGTCTGTTTTATGGGTAAAGAATCCAAGTGGAAATATAAAGATATATGAATTAAAAGAAACACCAATTAAAGATAGTAAAGATATGTTGATAGATGCTTTAATGCTACAAATAGAAGATTTAAAGAAAGGAAATAAAAATGCAAAATCAATTAATTATGATGATGATGAATCAGATAAAACAGAGAAATCCTCAAATGTATCAAGTCGTAAATCAACTAAGGCAGAATAATGGAAATCCAATGGACTTATTAAAACAAGTAACAAGTAAATATACACCAGAACAAATGAATAGTTTATTTAATAGAGCTCAACAATTTGGAATATCAGAAGAGCAAATAAAAAGTATAAAAAATGATATTAACATTAAATAATGTTGATAAATATAAGAATAGAAAGTGAGGTGAAATAATGAACGGAAGTGGAATACAACCAACAGTAGAATTAGCTACTACAAATGGAAATGG